TAAATCGGCTAGTGGTGTTTTGAATGACAATGTTTTGTTCCTTTCTTATTAATATTTTGACAAAGTACTTTATGCTAACAGCATATCATTAACTTATTGATAAACTTTGTTATAACTCTCGTAAATAGTAACGACGATTTAGAAGATATTAATTTTATAAATTATGATATTCGAACAGATAAAAAAAAGAGGATTTAATATGGATTTTTTAATCCGTATTAGATCTTCCTTTCTATTACAAAACTATTTTACCGAATTCTTTTTATAGATATCAACCCGATTCAAAAAGATAGGGTTACCGGCTCGATCCATTAATATATCTTGTGCAAAATGACCAGGCAAGGGACCTTGAATTATTGGTTTACTGTTAAGTTCTATATCCGTTAAGCTAACATAATCCTTTTTATATTTTTTTGATTGACGAATCATAATTTTGATTTTGATTGATTTAAGCAAGGTTAATCTTCTTTGAGTATTATAAAAGTTAATTAGTTCGGGATCTTTTTTTAAAAGATCTATATAAAATTTGTTATTGAAACTATCTTTATAGTATATAAAAGAAGTTATTGATTTATCAGGCCTTATGGAGTTTCTGTCTATAATATTATTCAGAGCATCATGTATTGTAATTTCAACAGTTTGTTTTTCTTTTAAATTAAATATCGGTTGGGAAATATATATGTTTTTTTTGTTTTTTATCTTTAAAAAAACAAGCCCCCACATAATAGTACCTTTACCATCATTTAGGAGGGTGGTTTTAAATTGAAAATAATTATGTCCATTGTTTGAGATAATTGTAGGCGTTTTATCATTGAATATAAGATTTGGCAAAGAGTTATTATATGTTTTTTTACTAGTTTGGTACGCCAAAAAAGCAATAATAATAGTTGCAAGCGAAGCGATTAATGATATTAAATTGTGATAATTATTGATGAAATTAGAAATATAACTCATATAAAAATTCTTTCTGTAATATTTAGTAATAAAAAAAGAACATCGATCAAGTCGATGTTCAAGTGCCGTGCAAGCTCATATATTTCTTCGTGATTCACCCATGGCTCCAGTTTGTCGTAAATAAGTGATAATCAATGAAGAACTAAAAATTAAAATGTTGTTTTAACAAGGTTTTGACAACCTATAACAACTTGTAAAATTCATTATCACCCGTATGGGAATATATAGGCGACCTAAAAGACTGGTATCACTGACTTTCTAACTTGTTTGTGCCCTATTTGTGCCCCAAAATATTATCCTAAGTTTTCATCTAATATTTGGTTAGTTTTTTCTTCTTGTTCTTTCTTACCATTTTGAAGAAGGTGAGCATAAGTGCTTAAAGTTATAGCTATATTCTTGTGACCTAATCTTTGAGAGACATAAGCTATATCTACGCCGTGAGAAATCAGAATTGATGCGTGTGTATGTCGTAATCCATGGAAAGTGATAATAGGGAATATCTCCAGTTTTTTTAATTTATCCGATAAAGCCTGATTGGCAGCACTATCAGAAATGATATTAAAATTAGAATTTTTGAATACTAGATTCTGTTCGTCTCTGTATCCCTTTTTTAAAAATAGCTCTTGTTGTTCTTTTTTTAGTTGTTTAAGTATTGTTATGAGTGAATTTGAAATAGCAATTTCACGATCAGAAGTTTCAGTTTTTACCTTTTTGAAATCCTGAACTTTTGAATAATCAAATCCATGTTTAATATAAACAGTTTTCTTTTTAAAATGAACATCATCCCATGTCAATCCAGAAACTTCACCAATACGACATCCAGTCATTAATGAAAATATTATCTCATAATTAACCATCTTATTCATTGAAGCATGTTTTAAACAATCTGATTTTAAGGCTTTAGCATCATCTTCATTGATGTATTTTGCTTCCTCAGATTTACTTGCTTTTTGACTTGCTATAGTAACGCCGTGAGTAAAGTCAGTATAAATAATACGTTCTTGAATAGCATCTTGAACAATTGCCCGAATTCTACTATTTAATTTAGATATGCTCTCTTTGACATGAGTTTTACCATACGTGTTAAGCATCTTTTGATATTCCATTTTGGTAACATCTTTTAATTTTGTATCTTTAAAATGATTTTCAATTTCAACGGGTATTAAAGAATATATATAATAGCTATGCTCAGTAATATTTCCTTTTTTATAAGTTTCTATCCATTCTTTTGAATAAGCTACAAATGAAACATTTTCTTTTTTTGAAATGCCTGACTGAAGGTGTTTCGTCTCTACATCAATACCTGCTATTTTAGCTTCTTTTGAAGTGGAAAATCCAGATTTAGATATTGATTTACGTTTACCTTCAGAATCATAGTATTTGACTCTATACGTCCAAGTTTTGCCACGTTTATATACTTCCATGAGTATTCCTCCAGTATGGTATACTAAAGGAGCTAAATGGGGGATTTTTAGCCCGTTTAGAAATGCTTTCTTATTAAGTCATATTCCATCTACTTTGGTCGGTGTAGGAATATGGCTTTTTTATTTTGTCTTTAATTTAACTTGTATGTCATTGATCCAAGACTTTTACCAGTAACAATATTTTCAGCAGTTAATTTAACCGGTGTGGTTGTATCATCTAATTCATATGAAACAGCCATTTCAACGGTTCCACCAACTTTAATTTCTTCAGATTGTGAATCTAAAAATCTATCATCAGGAAGTGAACCAACATCCAATTCATTGACTGAATCTTTATTATTATCCTGAATTGCTTTGAAAATACTTATCCAAGCCCCGTTTGGATCTAAGTCTTTAGCTTTCTTATTATGAACTTTGAACCAAAATGCCAATACAGGTTTTTCACCATATTCGTTTCCAGTTTCGCCAACTTGGATTACTTTTGTTTGAGTAATATCAATATCGTAATCCTTGGTTACTAACTTATTATCCTTGAAATAAGTTGATGCTTTCTTTTTAACCTTCACGGTTTTATCAGCTGTATCAGATTTTGAAGACGATTCGTTGCCACCGGAACAAGCTACCAATGTTGAAGCTAAAAGAATAGTTAATCCCGTTAATGCTAAACTTTTGGTTTTCATTTTCTTTTCCCCCGAAACAAATTTCAGCTTTTAAAGTCAGTCAGATTTTGGACATAGAAAGACCGTTATTTAAATTGAATTTATAGCCCTTATACGTGAAGTCAATTCCACGTTTAATACGATAAGTGTCAATGGCTTTCCACATATATGATTCAGACACTTCAAAGAAGTCTGACATTTCCCAAGGTGTTCGAATGTCTGCCTTATAACAAGCTATGATGCTATCTAAATCAATAATTAGATGTGAGCCGTATATTCTGGCTTGTTTCTCTTGTCTGATATCACTAATAGTTTTATAGCCGGTAATGTTACCAGCGGTTGTTTTAACATGTCCTATTTCTTCAACAACATTTTGAAGTTGATTGATTCGATCATAATGATTATTAATAAAAACAGTATTACCAATAGTTAAAGCCCCAAGACAGTTTGGCATGTCATTTTTATAAATAAAGTTAATATTTGATTCATATTTATTGATTACTCTTTCAAGTCTATTCATCCAATCAGTCTTTCTTATTATCTTTAGTAATAAAGTCTATATATTCAGTTATCTTTTCTAGTTGTTCGGGAGTTACATTGTCATCAATATGAGCTGCTATAGTTTCAACATTGTTATCTTTTTTTATTTTTGATTCATCATGATCGTTCACATGCCCCAAAATTAAATAATCAGGAGTAGTACCAAGATATTTAGCCACACGAACTAATTTATCTGTAGGTGCGCTATCTTTCCATTTACGTAAACTACCATTACTAAATCCTAAATCCATTTCAATTTGATGAATAGAAATTTTTTTCAGTTTAGCTATGTGCTGAATATGTTGATATACCGTCATTTTCTTGCATCCATTTCTAAGTGTAATCTAAATATAGACCATAAATCTAAAACAAACCATTGACTTATAGACTACAGGTCTATATAATTGCACTTGTAAGTTGATTGAGAGTATTAAAAAACCTATCGTAATTCCTAATGTATTAGCTTTGGCGGGCGAATAAAGGAATAACGGTGTTCTTTAATATGCTTTCATTATAGACTATCAGTCTATTTTTGCAAGAGATATGTCGACCAACTTACTAAATTATATAAGGTGGTGAATGTATTGATTTATGAAACAATTCAAAACATTGCTAAGAAGAAGAATATTCCAATTAGAAAAATCGAAACTGATTTGGGATTTAGCAATGGAACCATTAGAAAATGGGACACGTCACAAACTATTTCTATTAAGAGAGTGAAAGCAGTTGCCAATTATTTGAAGGTTGATCCATACACACTTCTATTAGTTGGTATTGATATGAATCAAATTAAGGTGGGTGATTAAAAAAAAACACCCTACCTTAAAAGTAGGATGTTGAATTCCTAAAAATGATAGTTATTAACTTCATGATAAAAATTTTTGTACATATCCATATAATTTTTAACACTTTGTTTTGGACCATCATCTTCATACGCTTTGCAGTTAACACTCCAATCTCTTTCGAGCCATGCAATTGTCAAATCATGAGCGATTTGTTCGTTTGATGGATGTGGAGCATTAGGATTTGTTCTATCCAAAAAAATCATCTCCAATATATCTGATTTAACTAAATTATAACATTTGAGAAAGGAGTTTAAATTATGCCACAGACAATTAAGGCTGAAGTAATTATGGAAGTCCCATCTGATCAAGTAATAATTACTAAAACAGAATTTAATGAGTATCAAGAATTAAAAGATGATGGTAAATGGTGGACTTCCAAAGATGTTGAAAAACGCTACAACCACAAAATGGATTGGTTCAAACAAAAAATCTTATATGTTCCAAAGTTTAAAAAAATTTTAGATTCCAAGAATGGTGGGTCTGTTCACTATTCCGATACTGATGATGGAAGATATTGGAGCTTTGAACCAAAACGATTCAAAAAATTTATGGAAGATAATTTTGCTGAAATTAATGGGTGATGAAGATGATAGGATGGACAATTTTAGTTTCAATTGTAAGTTCAGTTACAACTTACTTATTTATGAAATATAAAACGTTGGAAAATATCATTTTGAATCTAACTGACTTTACTCAAGAAGATATTCAAAGAATGAAAGGTTGGTTCAGATGGAAGTTTTAAAAGGAATTGCACTCTTAATAATTACAGTTTCTGTTTCAGCATTGACGATTAAATTTATTAACAGTAATCGGAGGTAATAAATTTGGCAGCATACGATTTATACAAAATGACTTCAGATGTTAAATATCCCCCGGAGTGGGTTCAGTTAAGACGAGAAATCGAAGAATGGTCAAGAAATTATGAATCACCATTCAATGAAATTCCTTGTATGACTTCTAATTATCAATCTTTAAAAAATGCAATTTATATACCAATTAAATTGGCTTTAGGACTTAAAACCATTAATGACATTGAAACATGGCAAGTTCCTAAAGCAAGAAGAATATTTTATGAAATTCGTGAAATATGTGAAGGAGTTGATCCAGATGATATATCAAAATACTGACATTCCTAAAATCAATAAGGCGTTAGATCGTTATACGAAAATTTGTAAACAAATTGGTTCAATTGATTACCAAATTGAGTACTCATTATCTAAATATTGTTTAGAACCGGGTAATTCTAAATTAGAAGAACACATTTTGGAATTAAAGCAATATCGAACAGTTTTAGAGAATCAAAAATTCCAAGCTGAAGATAAAATCTATAAAGCTTTTGACGAGCAATATTCATGAAAGAAATTAAAGGATTTGAAAAATTATATGCGGTTACTAAAGATGGACGAGTTTACTCACTGATAACTACATCAAGTAGAAGAAAGGGTTTATTAAAAACGTATAAAGACGGCGGTTATTTAAAAGTGAACCTTTACGATAAAAACGGTAAATGTTCTAAAAAGTTTGTTCATAGATTAGTAGCACAAACATATTTGAATAATCCAAGTCGATTACAAATTGTTAATCATTTAGACGGTGACAAAGAAAACAATTCCATTGAAAATCTTGAATGGACTACTCAAAAGAAAAATATTAATCACTCATTTATTCATGGTTTAGAACATAGATCTGTAGCTACTCAAATTGATAATACTATCTATCCAAATATGAAAATAGCTAGTTTAACAATAGGTTTTAAGTCATTTCGTATTGCATATGAACGAAGAAAACGAGGGAATGAATTTTACTTAGGAAAACATTCAATAAAGTGTGGTGATGCAATTGTCCAACATTAAGTTATTCAAACATCAAGAAGATGTATTAAATCAGACCGAACCATATAACAGAGTAGCTTATTACTTGGATATGTGAATGGGTTTAGGAAAAACTTTTGTTGGTTCTGAAAAATTATGGGAACTGAATACACCGTTTAATTTGGTGATTTGTCAGAAATCAAAAATTAATGACTGGATTGACCATTTCAATGAATACTATTCAGATGATTATCAAGTTATTAGATATTCAAAACAACCAATTAGCACTATACCGACTGATTCAATCTTGGTAGTTAACTATGAAACAGCTTGGAGAAGACCTGAATTATTAAAACTAAGGAACTTTACCTTGATGTTAGATGAATCATCCAAAATCAAAAATGAACGCTCTAATCAATCTAAATTCATTCTTAAATTGAAACCTGAAAATGTCATTTTATTATCAGGTACACCGACCGGCGGAAAGTATGAAGAACTTTGGAGCCAACTTCATTTGTTGGGATGGAATATCAAGAAGAAAGTATTTCTAAATCAATACACAGTTCAAAAATGGGATGACATCATGGGTCATTTCAAGATAGTTGGATATCAGCATACCGACCGATTAATAAAGAAACTACATCAGCATGGTGCAGTGTTTATGAAATCCAACGAAGTATTCGATTTACCAAAACAAAACGAGATTTATATTAAGTGCAAAACTACCACGGATTACAAGACTTTTGCGAGAGATCATTACGCAGTTGTGAAGGATAAAGAAATTGTTGGTGATACAGTAGCTACCGCCAAATTATATTTACGTCAATTTGCAGGGATGTGGAATAAACATAAATTGGGCCAAGTTGAAGATTTAATTTCTAGTACCAACGATCGTTTGATTATTTTTTATAATTTCAAAGCCGAATATGAAGAATTGTTAAAGATATGTCAAAAACTAAATAAACCAGTTTCAACCATGAACGGTTCTTTAAAAGATATGGATGCTTATGAGAACGAAAGCAACAGTGTTTCTTTAATTCAGTATCAGGCGGGTGCCATGGGTTTAAATCTTCAAAAGGCTAATAAGATTATTTATTTCACACTCACAGACAAATCAGAACTATTTGAGCAATCCAAAAAGCGAATACACCGAATCGGTCAGAACCGACCATGTTTCTACTACTATTTACTGACTGATGGAAGCGTTGAGTGGAGAATGCTTGAAGTTTTGAAAATGCGTAAAGACTATACGGACAAATTATTTGAAAAGGAATGGAGCCAATGAATGAACAAGTTGAAACTAACAAAGTTCTTAATGAAGTTCTTAATGAAGTTCTTGGTTCAGCAGAAAACGAGAATGATTTTAATTTAAGGTTTCTTTACATTCAATTAATGATTGCTTCAATCAAGAAAAATCCAAAAATTAAAATTTATCGTGCTCATCAAGATGCACAAGAAATTTTTACTTTAATTAGTTCAGAAATTAAAAAGGAGAACGAACTATGAACGAATTAACGAAGTTTGAACAAGCTAATTTACCTTTAATTACAGGTTACATTGCTTTGAAGAAAACTATTGATGAATATTCAATGGAAAAAAAGAAGCTCGAAAATGAACTTAAAGAACAGATGGAAAAATATGACGTTAAATCTATTGATAACAATGTTTTGAAAGCCACATTAGTAGCTAGTTCAGAATCCAAAAGCGTTGATCTAAAAGAATTTAAAAAGAATGAACCAGATGAGTATTTAGCCTTAATGGCTGACTATCCAAAGAAAACAGTACGTAAACCATCATTAAGAATCACGGTGAAGAAATGAAATTATCTGAAGGTGAGTTTCAAAAGAAGGTTATTAAATATCTTAAAGATAATGATGTTTGGTTTGTTAAGTACTGGGGTGGGTCCAAATTTACTAAAGAAGGTGTTCCGGATATCCTAGCGTGCATTAATGGCGAATTTCATGGAATAGAACTTAAATCGGATGGAACAAGTTATAACGAAACAGTTTTGCAAGCCAGAAGTTTGGCTAGTATTAATGCTAATGGCGGTTCTGGATATGTTTTAAGACCTACTAAAACACCTAACCCAAAACATCCAGAATTTGATTACTATTGCTTGAATTTTGATCAATGGAAGGAACGGTGGTTTGAATGAATAAACGTCAAAAAAAGAAGCAACGTAAAAAGGCTATTTTGGAACTTCAAAAGAAGGTTGATGCACTTGCTAAAGATATGAATGACTTTATTGGTAAATTACCTGAACCATTTAAATGGGGTGATGATGATTGACAAGATACAGCTATTCAAGGGTAGATTTGTGGCATAAATGCCCATATCACTACAAAGCACGCTACATAGATAAGTTGATTGAGATACCCAAATTGGATGCTAACAGCCCTTTAATTTTAGGTCATGCACTTCATAAGGGACTGGAATCCGGTGAGAAAGCAATGGAACAAGATTACTTTGATTCTTATCCATTGATCACTAATGACCAGGTAAACGAGATGATGAAATTACAAATCTTGTTGCCAAAAGTTAACGATATTTTGGATAACTTTAAAGATTGTAAGTTTCAACATGAATATCCAATCATCACTAAAGACTTCATTGGATTTGCTGATTTAATAATTACTGCACCTGATGGAACATCAACTGTTATTGATTTTAAATATTCTAACCATGTTGAAAATTATTTGGAATCAGGTCAGCTTCACTTGTATAAGTATTATCTGGAAAAATTAGGATTCAATATCAAACATCTTGGATATATCTTCATTCCTAAAACTGGAATTAAACAGAAACAAACAGAAAGTTTATATCAATTTAGAAAAAGGTTAACCGAAGAAGTATCTAAGTCAAAACCAGAACTAGTACCAATTAAATATGATGATATGAACGTTTTATATTTTCAAAACACAATTAAAGAAATTGAAGCAGCTACTGAATATCCAAAGAATGTTGATCACTGTTTTAGCTGCATGCCAAGATTTGCACCAAATTATTTGAACGCTATTCAAGATGAAAAAGGAGAAATTTTAATGCAATTACCTAAAAATGTACGTAGAAAAAAACAAATGGATTTGAAACCGGACATCTGGTTATACGCCGATAGTTATGTTGGTAAAACAACTTTCATGGATCAGTTTGATGATGTTTTAATGCTAAATACTGATGGTAATACCGACAATATTACAAGTCCAGTTTTGCCAATCCAAGATGAGGTAAAGAAAGAAGGAAGAATGACTAAACGTAAGTTAGCTTGGGAAACATTCCTTGAAGTCGTTCAAACACTCGAAGTTAGCAATACAGAACACTATCAAACAATTGTTATTGATTTGATGGAAGATTTACGTGAAGCATGTCGTACTTATATCATGGATAAATTTAACTGGGAACATGAATCTGATGGTAACTATGGTAAAGGTTGGTCAATGGTCACAAAAGAATTTGATAATGCCATCAAGCGCCTTAAAGCCGTTGGACTTCAAATTGTTTATATCAGTCGTGAACTTAGAAACGATATTACTTTAAGAAATGGATCAGTAAGAACAACTTTCCAACCAAATATTGATTCAAAAACTGCTAACTTCCTAACGGGTACCGTTGATATTACAATGCGTGCTTATGTTAACGATAGTGATGAACATCTATTGATGCTACAGAAACAACCAAATATCTTTGGTGGTGGAAGATTTAATTTCAAAGTTAAAGAAGTACCACTTGAAAAGGATGCTTTTATTGAAGCACTCAAAGATGCACAACCTAAAGATGCTGAAAGACCTAAGACTAAACCCGAACAAAAACCGCTCCAGGAACAACCCGAATCAGCAGAAGACACGAACGAAGAAGATGAACCTGAAAAACCAACTAGAAGACGTAGAACCAAGAAAACTGAAGAGCCTACTGAAGAGGAAAAACCAAAACGCAAACGCCGTTCACGTAAAGCAGAATCAGAACCTGAAGATGAAATGACACCCCCTGGTGAAGATGATGAACCAGAAACAACCGAAGAAGCACCTAAACCACGTCGCAGACGTAGAAGAACTGCAAGAAAGGAAGATTAATTTATGAATATTTATATTCACTTAGATCGTATCTGTAACAAGGCTGTTGATAATTTATTAAATAAAATCAATCCAAATTTAACTTTTACCGATGAAGAACGACAAGAAATTGTTGATGGGATGATGAATAAAATTGTTGGTAATCAAGATGATTTGGAGTACACGGTTGAAAAATTATTAATTCAAAGATTTGAAGAACAATCTAATGACTTATTCACTGCACTAACATTACTTAATTTTTTAGGAGGAAATAAATAATGGCTGAAGAAAATTACGACTGGGGAAAATTCGATAAGGCGATTGATATGGACGATATCAAGAAAGACATCAAGGATGCGGAATCCAATTCAGGTAGCGACTATCCTGAAATTCCTGACGATACTTATGAAGTTAGCGTTGCCCAAATGGAATTGAAAACTTCAAAGAAGGGTGATCCAATGCTTTCCATTCGCTACAAAATTGAAGAAGGAGAATTTAAAGGAAGTCTAATCTTCTATAACGGAGTAATGCAACCAGCTTCACAATATATTGGACTACAAATCCATAACAATGATGAGATGCTTCGTAGTTTGAAGGTCTTTGAAGATGATGAAATTGAGTTCAATGGGTTTGATGATTACGCTGATTTAATTATGGATATTGCTGAAGAAGTTGCTGACAATGATGAATATCATTACGAGTTGCAACAAAGTACCAACAAGAAAAATAAAGACTTCAAGGATTTAAAGATTCTTAAATTATTGGATTAATCATTCAGTGCAGTATCACTTAAAACAATGCCGAATGGGTGGAATGCCCAAGTAATAAAGTGAGGTGATTAAAATCTTATTTTACGATTTTGAAGTTTTTCAAGAAGATTGGTTAGTTGTCATTCTTGATTCTGAAACCAAATCTAAAACAGTAATCATTAACGATACTGATAAATTCATTGATTTTTATCATCAGCACAAAAATGATATTTGGGTCGGATTTAATACACGTCACTACGATCAATACATTGCCAAAGCAATTATTGGTGGATTTAAACCGCAACAGATGAATGATTGGATTATTGATCTAGATAGAATGGGATGGCAATTTAGTAAGCAACTTTATAAAATTCAATTTCTAAACTTCGATATTAATACCATTCGTGGTCAATCACTCAAACAACTAGAAGGGTTTATGGGTGATGATGTCGAAGAAAGTAAGATTGATTTTACTATTAAACGTAAATTAACTGATGATGAAATTGATGAGGTTGTTAAATATTGTACTCATGACGTTGAAGAAACTATCAATGTTTTTGTTGAACGTATCGAGGAATTTGAAGCGACTATGGGACTGATTAAAGAGTTCAAACTTCCTATTAAAGACGTTGGAAAAACTAAAGCACAGTTATCAGCCAAAATCCTTAATGCTAAACAACCAAGAATTAAACGTGATGATGAAATGGATTATGGCTTTCCGGATACAATGCAAGTTGATAAATATACTGATGTCGTTGAATTTTACGAAACAGCAACAAGCTATGAACAAAGTTATGAAACCACAGTTGCAGGTGTTAAACATATCTTCGCTTGGGGAGGACTTCACGGCGCCAAAGAAAACTATCACGCTAAAGGAACAATTATCAATGTTGATGTTGGTAGTTACTACCCCACAATCATGGTTAATTACGGTTATGTCAGTAGAAATATTTCTAATCCAAAGAAGTTCGCCGAAATTCTTAAAACCAGATTGGAATACAAGGCAAAAAAGGACCCCCGGCAAGGTCCTTATAAAATTGTTCTTAATTCTACTTATGGAGCGACCAAAGATAAATACAATGGTCTATTTGATCCACGTCAAGCTAACAATGTATGTGTTTGTGGAATGATGTTGCTACTTGATTTGATTGAAAAATTAGAACCATACGTTGAACTTATCCAATCAAACACTGATGGTTTGTACGTTCGATTATTGGATAATAGTTACTTCGATAAGGTTGATGATATTTGTTACGAGTGGGAACAGCGTACTGGCATGGGATTAGAGTTTAAATATTTTGATGAGGTCATTCAAAAGGACGTCAACAATTACATCATGATTGATCATGAATCAGGTTATGTTAAAACCAAAGGTTCTTATGTTAAAGGATTGAATAACTTAGATTATGACCTTCCAATAATCAATAAGGCAATAGTCAAGTATTTTACTGATGGAATACCAGTTAAACAAACCATTGAAGATTGTGATGATTTACATCAATTTCAGAAGGTTGTGAAGTTAAGTTACAAATATGATGGCGCTGCACTTGGATATGACACATCTACTGGTCAACACAAACTAGTCAAAAAAATACCTGGTAAAGTTCAGCGTGTTTTCGCAAGCACTGACCAGGATGATTTGCAGTTATTCAAATTAAAAAAAGGGTCATTAGAAAAGATTGGGTTTGTTCCAAAACACGGTTTTATTGATAACGGAAATGTCAAAAATAAAAAAGTACCCTCCACGTTAGATCGTGAGTGGTACATCAAATTAGCTCAATCAAGAGTGAAAGACTTTGAAGGTGATAAATGATGAATATATATGTCGTATTAGTTAAAGACAGATCTATTAACTGGAAATTTATGACTAGAAAAAAAGATGAGTTTCATCGTCAACTTTGTACTTATGAAACTCATGAAGGTGCCGAAAAAGCAATTAATAGTATGAAGTACCGATTTTCAAAAAGAGCAGAGTTTAGAATTGTGGAATATGGAGAAATAAAATAATGGATGACGTAAGAATTTTAAAAGGTTGGACTAAAAAAGAGCGTAAGGAATTAGAAGAAGCTAAAGAAAGCAATTTTAAGAATGCTATTGCCTTAATTAACGGAATTGCTAACGATGACGATAATTGTACATTTTTGACGATAAAGTATTTGAATGAAAGTCCTGACGAAGATAATCAATTGGCTAGAGATATTGTCGATTATTATGATGGTAAAGCTAAATTTGCAGATCAAAAATATTATGTGCATTTGATTAAAAGTGATTGGTATTCTTATCTAAATATCAATACTGATGGGGAATTAAAATTATATAATCGTCTTGAACTTAACGGCTTTAAAACCAAGTTCACACGTGATGAAGTAGCTGCTATTGATCCAAAGTTTGTGCCATTTATGGAAGAGGTAGAAGACGATGAATGAAGCAAAAGTAATTAAATTAATGATGAAAGATATAGGCTTTGTATTGAAGCTATCCTATACGGCTACGAGGTAGAGAAATGAATCAAGTTAAAACATTTATTAGAGTCGCTGTTGATGATGATAACGATGAAGAAGTAAACGAATTTCTGAGAACTCATAATGTTAAAAACATTAAAACCAATGCTATCCAAGGTTTCACATATACATCCTACAGAGATTATGTGAAGACTGTAGATGACACATTTAAACCATCAATTATTACAACAATTATTTATGAGGTAGAAAATAATGAATGAAATAAAAATTAAAGCTGGCAAAATCTATATCGATGATATTGAAATTAATAATGTTTCAGATATTTCTATCATTGATCAATCAGGTGGAAATATTCGAATTGGGATTACATTTTTAAGTAAGAGTGAGGATAAAACTGATGATTGAAATAATTATAAGAATAATTTTTAATATTTCTATAGATAATAATCAGATTTTACAAGAGGTTTTAAAATGGTCGAAATAGATATTTATTATGAAGATGAATCAGAAGATTTACAGGTCACACAAGCTCTTATTAATCCTAAATATATTTGTTCGATTGAAAAAGTTGATGAGTATGACAGTTTATATTTCTTGATAATGCCTTGGGGTAAAGGCTACATGGTAGATTCTGATACTAAACACATGCTATTTAAGTAGTTGTCAATCGATAGGAAAGTGAGGTGAGAAAAATTCTATATCGCGGATATTTAAGAGGAGATGGTAAACACGCTTCTAGTAAATTTAAAAATGGTCAAAGGTTACTTAAATTTGAAACAGTTCGTAAAGAAGATTCATATGTTGGTATCTTGTCTGATGATTACATATGTGTTGACGTTGATAATTGGCCAGAATCACACAAATTGTTAAAGATATTGGATAACTTGAATATTAATTTCTCAGCCATTGAAACTAATCACGGAATGCATTTTTACTTTCAAGGTTATGATTTAACAACTAACAAAATTGGTTGGTATACAGCATTAGGAATCAAAGCAGATTTTAAACTTGGAATTAAGAATACTGCTGATCCGTTACGTATTGAAGGCAAAACCAGAAAATGGGTTCGTAAAACATCTCATTTTGATGCAATGCCTAAATGGCTGCTACCACTAAGCAATCATAGAAACCATATTGAAGAATTAAAATCTGGTGAACGAAATCAAAAATTGTTCAATTACATCTTAGTTTTACAAAAGGCTGGAATGAGTCGTGATGATATTCGGCAAACGATTAGGCTAATTAATGATTACATCCTTGATGATCCATTACCAAAACGTGAAGTTGATATTATCCTTCGTAATGATGCTTTTTTAAAGGAAACATTCTTTAGTAAAAATTCATTTTTGCATGATAAGTTTGCTAAATTCTTGATTGCTGAACATCATATTATTCTAGTAGCCGGTGTTTTACATATTTACAAAGATGGTGTGTATTCCGATGATCAAGCAGATATTGAAAGAGCAATGATTAGACATTTACCAGGGCTAACGAAATCCAGACGAATTGAAGTTCTTAGTTATCTTCAATTGCAAGCTGAAGAAAAACCACTAGCTGATGTTCGATATATTGCTTTAGAAAATGGATTATTCAATCTTGATACTTGGAAACTTCAAGATTTCAGTCCTGAAATCGTAATTAAAAATAAGGTTCCAATCAAGTTTGTTGAAGATGCTTATTATGAGATAACTGATAAAACTTTAAATAAGATATCGGTGAATGATAAAGAATTAAGATTAATCCTTGAAGAAATCTTTGGTTATGTTCTATTCAGACGTAATGAGTTAGGTAAAGCATTCATTCTAACCGGTGATGGATCAAACGGTAAAAGTTCTTATTTAAAGATTGTTCGTAAATTAGTTGGCAGTGATAATACATCATCACTTGATTTGAAAGAGTTAGGTCAACGATTCAAAACAGCTGAACTATTTGGCAAGTTAGCCAATATTGGTGATGATATTTCTAATGAATATATCAAAGATAATTCCGAATTTAAGAAGTTAACAACTGGTGAAACCATCAATGCTGAACGAAAGGGTAGAGATCCTTTTGATTTTAATAACTATTCAAAGTTAATCTTCAGCGCCAATAAGATGCCACGTATCAATGACACTTCGAATGGTTTAACCAGACGTTTAATGTTCATTCCTTTTAATGCACATTTCACTTCCAAAGATTCTGATTATGACCCATTCATAACAGATAAGTTACTTTCAACCGAATCAATGCAATATGTTTTGTTGTTAGGTCTAAATGGATTGAAACGATTACTTAAAAATCATAAGTTCGCTACTTCCAAAAGAATTACTGCTGAAGCTGCTAAATACGAAGAACTTAATAATCCGATCATTTTATATTTACGTGATGAGCAGCCTAAATTAGTTAATGAAGTGGTTAAAGATACTTATGTGATGTATTCGCTTTGGTGTACTGATAATGGATACAAAGCAGTTTCACAGATTGCTTTTAGTCGTGAAGTTTGCCGGATGAAAAAACTATCTACTAAGACACAACGGTTTGATGGAAAAAGAAAACAAATTTTCGTATCAATACCCTAAATGGACGTATTTGGGTATTTTTAACCCCACTATTCGTAAACAAAAATGGGTATTTTAGGGTCAAAATGGTGTCTGTCAATGATGTATCTTTGACATGTCAATGATATCTTTGACAGCTGTAACCGTTGTGGCTCAATGGATTTAATAGGGTGTCAAAGATGTCAAAGATGTTTTCACTTTCTTTTATATATAATAGTAAGTTTATTGAATAGTATTAATATATAAAGAAATATAGGGGTTTCATCTTTGACACTTCACTTGTGAAAGTCCTAAAAACCCAATGATACCAAGCGTTAGAAGGTGTCAAAGATGATTTTTTATCTTTGACAGAAAGGAGCTATTTTGTGAGTGAAGATAAATTCCAAGAAAATAAAAAGTTTCTAAAAAGATATAAGCCATTCTTACGACAACTTAAACGGCTTGAAGAAAGGCTTTATCAATTAGATGATCGTATCGAATCTACACATAGTGCTAGGATAACTGGCATGCCAGGCGGTGGAATTCCCAGAGGTTTGAATGATGAGTTAGGTCAACGTGAAGAATTAGAACAAAGAATCAATAACTTGTTAATGGAAAGTAGACCTATTAAACATGAGATATTAAGTACGCTTGACCACTTAGATAATCCTAACCAGGCTAATGTATTAGAGTTATTCTTCATTAATGATATGGACCTTTATACAATCAGTGAGAATCTTGATTACTCATTTAGACAAGCCAACCGATTGTATAAGGAAGGCATCCTAAATGTCATACCTATGTCATAGTTGTGTCATACATATGGCATACCCATGTCATTAGATTCCCCTTAAATTAGATGTATATTAGTATTATCGAAAGAGCTTTTGAGATAACAATTATAGAAGGAAACTATTCAAACCAGAACACATTTGAATAACACTCTCATTTGTTTTGATAGGTGATGATAAAGCCTATCTTATAGCATAGACAGGTTAGTGTTGGTTCGATTCCAACCTATACTACCCCCCCCC